GCCCACCCCGGGCTTAACCGAGACACGCGACACCCCGGGCAGAGCCTCTAGTTGGGCGTGAAACTCCCGCATGTGCTGGAAAACTTCTTTGTTAGCTTGATGTCCCGGCTCTCCGGCAGGCCGCTGGCTGGTCATCGCCACCCGGGTAAACTGACCCTCTTGGTCCCGGGGGTGCTTTTGCTCGTCCCATTTTACCACAGGTTCTGACAAAACGGTAAAAAAGGCCGAACTACCGTTGTCAAACAGCACTCGCGCCATCGTGGCCTGCTCCGGGGGGACCGGATGCCACTTGTTGTCTAGGTAGACAACGGTTCCCGACTTCCCGTTAATCGTGATGGGCTCGGGGATCATGCGCGTGCCCGCTGTTGCTTCCCGTACCAGTAGTGCATAGCCTGTGTCAGCTTCACCCACGGAGACAACGGCTGGGGCGCTTGATCGGGAAGATGCCACGAGCTTGGGTAGGTAATATACCGCGTCACTTCCGCAATCGTTTCGTTAATGGCTATCTCGTAGGTGCCTCTGCCTCTGATCGCAATCGCTTCTTTCGCCCAATACGACTTGGCATACTGGCTATGCCCATTCTCGTTCACCATACGTTCGGAAATGCCGGAGAAGATTTCGCCATCGGACATCTGAGCGAGGACCGCAGACGCCGGGAATTCCCTCACCATCTCAACCCAGTATTCGGGCTTCAACTTTCTCATCCAATTCGTTGCGGCTCCTTTATCAAACCGTTCATGAAACCAATCGGTATACTTGTCACTATCGTGCGGGTCAATCGCTTTGGTAAGGTACCGTTGAAACTCCGCATCCGCTTCTTTTTTCAACGTGTGATAAATGGCGTGCGAGATCTCATGGGCCACGATGCCCTTCACCCCGGGTGCATTACCATAGTGGATATTGCCCGCGTTTAGTTCAATCCGTCCCGTGCTCGGCGTGTAATGACCCGCCTCGGTGAAGCGTTTCTCCCCTACAATAAATTCTTCTGCGTCCTTATACACCACATCGATAATCGACGGATCAATCTTCAGGTGCTTGGCCACCTGTGTGGCGAGGTTCGTCACCACTTCCTTCGCCATCGCTGGTTGCTGGGCCTTCAGGTCGATTTCCGCCTGATTCATGGCCTTCGCGGCGGCTGTGCGCTTGTCGAGAGAGACATAGTATTCCGGAGAGGTATACAGCTTGGTTTCCAGTGCGGCCATGGCGTCCATATCCGCGCCCGTGTCCGCGAGATCCAATAGCTGCTTATCAAAGCCTTCGATATACTTGCGGTGCTCCTCTTTGGCGTCCATGTAGAGATCGGTCACCTCCATGAGGGTGTCATTGAGCTTGACCCACTTGGCACGTTCAGGGCCACCTCCTCCTTCCAGCTTCAGTTCAGTGAGGTTGCTCTCGATTCGTCGCTTGATCTCTCCACTGGATGCGAACTGCCCTTCCTTGTCACGGGGATGCTTGGCTTCTTCCCACTTCGTGATACGTGGATCGTTCGGATCAAACGTCCCTCGATTACCGATGGCTGATTTGATCTGCTTTGGATCGAAGACCACATAGATGTTTCCCTCCCACGGGAAGGGAGTATAGTATTTCTCGTCTGAGAAATTTCGGAAAATCACCCCATCATGGCCCTTCGCCCGGGCGAGTCGGATAGCCCATCCCCGCACTTGATCGACATGAATAGGCATCCCTTTTTCTTTTTCTTTGATGCCTCTCCTAATTTCTGGGTCTTCTGAATCCACAATCAGCGGGTTCTCCATCTTGAGGAAAACAGGAATAGCTCTGGGCCGCTCATCACGACGCCCAGACATATAATCCCCAACCACAGCCTTGTCCGCAAAATAGATCCCGTCTTTCCGTGGAGATTCTTCAAACGCTTCAAAATCTTCCCTCGTCACGGTGCCGTGATACACCACTTCCGGACGTCCTTGCTCATCCACCACCTTCGAATTACCAAACCACGCCTTAAATGCAGCAGTTCCTGTCTGTGACCAGCGACCTTTCTCATCACGAAGTTGACTAGGATCAAACTTTAGGGCCTTGGTCTTCGCTTCGTCTTCTGCAATCAATTGCAAAGCTTCGGCCTGCACCTGTGCCGTAGCCGATAGCTCCAAGTATTGGAGCATATTGTTCGTAACTTGCTTCAGGAAAGTATCGAACGTACCAATACCAACGAAACTCGGCTTCCCCTTCTTGACCGTGCTGGCACCAAACACCGCACACGAGAGGAGCATGTACTGAATCCACTCACGGTTCTCGGTGCCCACCTCGGTCATGTCGAGATCGGGCACCAGACGGCGAGCTTCATTCCAGTTGTGATCGAGACAGGCTTGGGTAATCTTGGCGTACAGCGGGGCAGACTGCTGCTGCCATGACCGTTGGAGACGACGGGCAAAGGCCCGCTCCAACAGCAGATAAGTCCGAAGGTCTATCGTCTTCGCCATTAGCCCACGGGTGGGGGTTTGGTGGGTTCCTGTTTGCCTTCGTCCAGTTCACCCTTGGGGGGTGTGGACGTAGACTCCACCAGACGGAAGTCATCCGCTTGGAACGTGGCTTCGCCGTTTGGATTCGCCACCACCAAACCCCGCTGCTCTAGTGGCTGGTAGCCCTTCTCATGGGCCTCTACGACCAACAGCCCGCCTTGGGTGGGGCTATTCGGGGGGATCTGGAAGTGATAGCCGTTCGGACGTCCGTGGGCTCCGACAGGGCCGTAACCAATGACCGTCAGGCCATCATCCAGCCGTAGCTGGGCATTGACGTTCTTGGGGGTGAAGTAGAGGTACAGTTCATTCATTTGTTCTTCTCCCGAATTTCCCACAGCGCCCACCACAACAACAAAACAAGACCAACAATTGCCCCAATACCGTAGATCATGGTCGTGTCGCTGCAATGATCGTGGACAAGTCCGCGTCATCGGAACCGAACATATGGATCGCTAACAGGCTGTTGAACGCTCGGGCATCATCGGGGTGCAGCGTCTCAATCTCTTGGTTGATCTCTGCGGCCCGCTCAGCCGTCAGTTCCTGCTTGATGGCTAAGGACGGCAAGAGGCCCTGATACGCGGCGTAGTCCTGCACCAGTGTCAGCAACTCGGACGCGGCCTTGCGCTCTCGTGGCTTGGCCTTGATGGTCTGCCCCGGTTTGGGCTTGGGATGCATCTCGTCTCCCGGCTTGAGGACCACATGCGTCTCCTCTTTCTCCGGCTCTGGGGGCGGCTCGGGCTTCACCCCCGGCTTCACTTCGGCCATGGCCGCTGGGAGCTTCCCTGAGTCCATCTCGTCAGCCGTAGGCGTATTCTTCAGCGGCACGTTGCCCGGTCCCACACCCTGTGCCGGGACTTCCGCCATCTCCAAGGCCATGTTGCCCACCGTGTTCATTTCCTTCAGGAAACTCTCACGAGTCGCGACCGTCATCGATAGCTCAAGGCCCTTCAACTGGGTCGTCACATCCTTCAGGGTGATCGGCTTCGACTTGTACTTGAGCGTCTTGAGTTTCAGTTCTTTGATGATGGTCTTGTTCATCACCTCATCAAATTCAGTGCGCTCGGGAAGAAACACCTGAGCCTCGGCCACCATATAACTGGTCTGGGCTGTGGCAAAGTTATAATCAACGGCCTTGCCGAGAAACAGGGGCGGCAGACGAAACCCGATCCGGACGTGCTCCTCCGTCGATTCATCGTACTGGGTGAACATCGCATCTTGCGACTGGGCCGAACCAAACCGTTCGACCTTGACGTCCACCTTGCCTGCGGCATCAAGTGAACCACTGGATGATTGGACTTCAACGACTACTGCACGGTTCTTGTTCTTGTTCAGGCCGGAGAGATACATCCGTAACTGGTCGCTCGTGTCCTTGATCAGCGTGCCACCTTGAATGAACACAATCGCGGGTGGCAGTCCACCGGCATCCAAGAATTGCAGGTTCTGTTCCTCAGCGGCTCGGGAGCCCACCACGGACGGTAACTGATTGATCCACCGGGGCAAGAAGTACGGGGTAGTCACATCCGGATTGATGCCGAAGATTAGTAGCTCGGACCCTCGCTTCTCCGGGGGTACTTTCAGGTCATCTGACTCCCAATCCCCGGTATCTCGGTTCACTTCTCGCGACGTGCCAAACTCCCGGTAGTACACTTGCTGCTTCAGGGCCACCGTCTGGGCGAATCGTCGCTCTCGCTCCCACAACGTCAACTCAACTTCCTTGCCATCCCGCTCAATCTTCTTCTTCACTTGGATGGGCATATCCAACTTCACCATCCGGATGTGCGCCGTCTCCACGCTCCGCAGACCCACCACGTCACCTTTGATGTTCCGAAGGACTTCCACGAACCCATACCCCACCGACTCCATCTGACGCCGGAGGCGACGACGGATAGACGTCATGGAGACATTAGGATAAGGCTCATCGAAAAAGGCTTTGGCGATCTTCTCTTCTTCCTTGTCGATATCTTTATCCTCATCCACCGGGACAAACTCATGCCCGGTACCATCGATGTTCACTTCCATCGCTTCGATGCACTGGTTGAGGATGTTGTTGGTCTGGACCAAATTGAGGAGGATGTTCGGTTCGAACGGCGGCATCAGGAACAGATTGTTCTGCTGCCCCACCGAGAAGTACAGGCTGGACCACTCGTCTTCTAATTCAACCGCCGAGTGTGCCATGACCAACCACGTTTCATTCTTGATGACTTTCTGAATGAACGTGATCTTCGACTCGGGCCGCTCGGGTTTGGTGGTGCCACCGTCAAGCAGTTTCAGCATACCGTTCCTTGACAAAGGAGGAGTCTGGCAGGTTCTGAATGGTGACCAGTGTACGGATCTTTGCACTCAATTGCAAACAAATTTTCAAGGGTCAACAAAGGAAAAGGCCGGAA